TATGCACGTTGAAGAAACATTTTCAATTCCTTTAAAGGTTGAGGAAAAATCAGATATTGAGGTAAGAGCATTATCTTCTTCAGGTAGTGTCAGCTTTGATATTTCAGCAGCTTTAGAAATTATATATATTAAGAATGAGACATTGACATGAGTACATCAGGCACATATGACTTTTCTATGGACATAGATGAAGTCATTCAAGAAGCAATGGAAATGATAGGTGGTGAGCCTACACTAGGACATGAACCTAAATCTGCAAGAAGGTCAATTAACTTACTACTATCTGATTGGCAAAACAGAGACATAATGTTATGGACTGCAGAAACTTCTGTGTTTACAGTTTCTGTAAGTACAACTACATATTCACTTGCATCTTCAAGCATTGACGTATTAGAAGCAGTTGTTAATAGAGATAATACTGACATACAGTTAGAACGTATATCTATGCAAGAATATTTAAAGATACCTAATAAGAGACAAACAGGTAGACCTACTCAGTATGCAGTAAGACATGAAAGAGATAACCCTGTAGTCTATCTCTGGCCGCTACCTGAAAATTCTACAGACCAAGTAAAGATAGAACTTATAAGATATATGCAGGATGTTAATAAGTCTGCAGTACAAACAGCAGATATTTCAAGAAAGTTTTTACCATGTTTAAGTGCAGGTCTTGCATATTATATGTCAATGAAAAGACCTAATGTAGACATGAATAGAATTACAATGATTAAAACAGAATATGAAGAAAGACTTGCAAGAGCTTTAACTGAAGACAGAGAAAGAGCAAGTCTTTTTATAACACCAAAGATTAGTATATAATGGCTACAAATAAAAATGTATATGGTTTGTGTGACACTTGTGGTTTTAGATATAAGTTAAGACAGCTTAAAAAAACCAGTTATGGAACAATGGTATGTCCTCAAGATTATGATGGAGCATATGATTTAAAGAACCATCCACAAAATAAAAGTCCACGAATACAAGAAAACTTTTTTATTAGAGATTCACGACCTGACCCTAGAACAGATATACAATCTAATTGGGAGTCATTAGAACAAAATTGGGAAGATACTAACAATGATTGGAATACAATATGAGTAATTTTACAGGGCAAAAAATTGCAAATACTTATAAACAATTACTTCAAGTTAATACAAGTAACTCAGATTTAAGTAGCACTTTAATAACTGTAGAGACAGGAGCAGGTAATGCAACTCCACTACAACTTGCAACAGACAAAGTTAATATTAATGGAACATTTCAATTAGGTGGAGAAACTTTAACTGCCAATGTTTCTGCATTAAATAACATTGCAGACCTTTCAGGTATTACAGGAATTGTTGTAGGAGATTCAGGAAGTCTTTCAGGAAGAACTCTTGTTGGTGGAAGTCCTATAACAATTACTAATGCTAATGGTACTGCAGGCAACCCTACTATAAGTCTTGCCACTACAGGGATAACTTCTGCAACTTATGGACCATTAGCTAGACTTAATATAGATACATATGGAAGAGTTATAGATGTAAGTATTGCAACTACAGTTTCTGCAAATTCATTTATAGGTGGAGTTTTTAATGGTTCTTCTCTTACTGTAGAAAACGATACTTCTATTGGTGGTGATGTAGTTATTCAAGGCACTACTAATATGAAGGCAGTTAGTGCAACTGATGTAACTTTAAATAATCTTACTGTCGGAACTAAAATAACTGCAGCAACAGTTACTGCAACTACAATAGAAACAAGTGTATTAAGAGCAACTAAAGCAAGTATAACAGATTTAACTGCAGACACTTTAAGTTTTGATAGTGTGTCTGTTAGTTCTATAAACACAAATATTGTTAATGTTGTTAGTTCTACAAACTTATCTGATAATGCCACTCTTAATTTTGGTGATGATAATGATTTAATTATTCAACATAATGGAGTTCATTCTGTAATTAAAGAAGCAGGAACTGGTGATTTATTTATTCAGAGTAACAGAATAAAATTAACTAATACTGGTTCGTTTTCAATGCTTACTCTTGCAGATGGACAAGACGCAGAGTTTCCATATGGTGTACAAGTTAGTGGTACAGTAAGTGCAACAAGTTTTGTAGGACCTACTATTACTTCTATTAATAATGTAATAGCTAATGTAAGTGCTTTAACACAAACTAATCTTGATGCAGTTACATCTATTAATACAGTTATAGATAATCTTAGTGCAACTATAGCAACAAGTATTGATAATAGAACTCAAGCAATTACAAGTATAAATAATGTTATTACAAATCTTAGTGCCACATTTGCTACAAGTATTGATAATACAAATACAAATGTAACAACTAATATAAATGCCATTACAAGTATTAATACTGTTATTACAAATCTTAGTGCAACAATGGCAACGAGTATTGATAATACAAATACAAATGTAACAACTAATATAAATGCTATTACAAGTATTAATACTGTTGTAGCTAATTTATCTTCTACAATGGCAACAAGTATTGATAACACTAATGGTGCAGCTCTTGCATTTGCTATTGCATTAGGATAAAACATCAAGTATAATATAATATAATAAGGAAAAAGAAATGGCAAACTTATTTTTATCAGAAACAAATGCAGGGATTGGAACATCGTCTGCTACCATATTAACATGTGGTGCTGATACTGAAACTACCATTATAGGTCTTAGTATTTCTAACATAGTTACAAGTCAAATCACTGTAGATGTACAGCTTGATGCTTCAGGTCGTACTAGTGGTACAGAAGACAGTGTATACATTGTTAAGGATGCACCTATACCTGTAGGTGGTTCATTGGTAGTTGTAGGTGGAGACCAAAAACTTGTATTAGAACCAGGAGATGCAGTTAAAGTTACATCTAGTCAGGCATCTTCTGCTGATGTTGTTCTGAGTCATCTAGATATTACAACATAAGGGGTAACGTATGACATACGTAGGGAAAAAACCTGCCGATATAATTGCAACTGCTGTTGACACAACTACAGGTACGTTTAGTGGTGACCTGACAGTAGACACAAACACACTTTATGTAGACTCAGCTAACAATAAGGTTGGTGTGGGTACTGTAAGTCCTCAAAGAATCTTACATTTAAATGAAGCTACTAGTGGGTCTAATTATTTACATATTACCAATAGCACTACTGGTACAACATCCACAGATGGTTTGATATTTGGTATAGATGGTTCAGAGCAAGGTTATATTTGGCATTATGAAGCAAAAAACTTTATATTAGGAACTAATAACACAGAACGCATGAGAATAGACTCCAGTGGCAACGTGGGTATTGGTACTAGTAGTCCTAGTGTTGAACTTTCAATCGCTGGTTCTGACCCGCAACTTGTCCTTTGGGAGGGAACTGATGGAGCAAGTAGTTCAAAGGTTCAACTTGGAACGGGAGCTGTTCAAGGTTTTGTAAATATTCATAAGGGAGATGGAACAAGAACAGTTCAATTAAACTCTGATGGTGATACCTACCTTAATGGTGGCAATGTTGGTATTGGTACTAGTAGTCCTTCAGAAACACTTGAGATAAACAGTGGCATAGGAAACATTGGTGCAAAACTTGTAAGCACAGACAATTTAGCAGTAATTGCCTTTAAAGATAACAGCACAACAGATGTTCAGTATTTAGGTGCTAATGGTGATAACTTAGTGTTTCATGCAGGAACTACACCATCAGAACGCATGAGAATAGACAGCAATGGAAGAGCCTTAATAAATTTAACTGGAGAAGTTCAATCTTCTAATGCAAAGTTACAGATTAGCAATACTGCTGATGATGTTGTTTTAATTAACAGAACAAATGATGGTGACCAAATAACTTTTCATGTCAATGGAAACTCTGCATCAGGAAGTATTGGTACTTTTGATGCAGGTTACTTATATATTGCATCAACTCGTACAACAGATGCAGGTATAAAAATTGGTACATCTCGTGTTGTGCCGAGTACCACAACTGGTGCAGATAGGGATGATGCTATTGACTTAGGTTATTCTAGTGGTCGTTGGAAAGACCTCTACCTATCAGGTGGTGTAGTCTTTGGTAGCACTGGTGGTGCAGTAACAAGCAAAACTTTGGATGACTATGAAGAGGGAACTTGCACATTTACTTATACTGGAAGCAGTGGTAATCCCACTGTAACCTATGGTAGTGTTAGATATGGTTTTTATACAAAAATAGGTAGAAAAGTTTTTATTGAAGGAAGGATTAGAACAGATGCTTTTAGTGGTGGTTCAGGTTTACTTCAAGTATCTGGTTTACCATTTACTGTATCAAATATAGACCCAGACAAATACACTTCAGGTGGTGGTATAGTTTCAAATGATTTTGGTTCTAATCAGCCACATTCAACAATGGCAATAGCAGGAACTACATCATTTTACTGTATATATGGAAACTATAATGTAAATAATATTTCTGATTGTCAAGATGGTTCTAATAAAAATCAAATACAGTTTTCATTTTTTTATATGGCAATATAAATAGGAGATAAAAATGGCTTTAACAGAAGAGACAATACAAGACAAAATAGAAATCGTAGGTGACTACAAAATGGTTCAGGTGAGGACAGCAGTGGTTATCAAGAGAGATGGCACAGAGATAAGCAGAAGCTTCTCAAGGCACGTTGTTGCACCTAATATAAGTGCAACTGACTTAGCCAATGAGAGTACAGAAGTACAAGCAATATGTAATGCAGTACATACAGAAGCAATCAAGACAGCATATGCTACACATTTAGCTAACACACATTTAGCTAACCAAGAGGTTTAATTAATGGCATACATAGGAGTATCTCCTTCCAACGGAGTTAGACAAAAACATACCTATACTGCTACTTCAGGTCAGACCACGTTTACTGGTTCAGACAATGCAGAGAATGTTACGTTAAGCTATAGAGATAGCAACTACGTTGATGTATATAGAAATGGTGTTAAGCTAGGTGACGCAGATTATACTGCCACTAGTGGTACATCTGTTGTACTAGGAGAAGGTGCTGCTGTTAATGATATAGTAGAGATTGTAACATATGATGTATTCTCTGTAGCTGATACAGTAAGCAAGGCAGATGGTGGTACGTTTGATGGTAATGTTGCAATGGCAGGTACTCTTGCAGTTACAGGTGAGACTACTCTAAGTACACATCTTAACATGGGTGATAATGATATTATAAAAGTAGGTGACGGTGCTGACTTACAGATTTATCATGACCCATCTGCTCCCGGAGGAGCAACAAACTTTATAAAAGAAAATGGAGGAATCTACACTTTTATTCAAGGTAATACTTTAAGACTAAGAAATAGAGATGGAAGTAAAAATTATATTAACATGGTTAGTGGTGCTGGTGTTGATATATACTACGATAATGCACCCAAACTAGCCACCACCTCAACAGGCATACAAGTAACAGGTAACATAGCTAATGCTAGTGGTGATTTTACACTTGATGTAGCAGGAGATATTACTCTTGATGCTGATGGTGAAGATATAAGATTAAAAGATGGTGGTTATGAATGGGGTAGATTTACTCATACAGGTCATTTTGGGATACAAAATCCAGTCAGTAATGCAGACATACAGTTTTTTGGCAATGATGGTGGTGCGACTATTACTGCTCTTACACTTGATATGTCAGATGCAGGTACTGCTACATTTAATCACGATATAAAACTATCTGATAATGCAATTATTGATTGTGGTGGAAACCTAAGATTAGATGCTGAAAATGCAAATATAATTTTTCAAGATACTGGAACAGCTTATGGAAAAATATTTAAAAGTAGTGATGACTTTGTAATAAAATCAGAAATTAATCACGGAGACATAATTTTTCAAGGATTTTATAATGGTTCTACTATAACTGCTCTTACCCTTAATATGGGAATTGATGGTACTGCCCAGTTTAAGGATAAAATACAATGCAATTCTATAAATACTGGTTCTTCTACTGGAAGTTTAACAATGTTTGGTGGTGGTACAAACAAGGGTGGTACGATTGAGTTATCAGGTGGTAACAATACTGGCTCAACTGGAGCAGGTATTGTATTTAAAACTGGTGCTTCTACTAGCAGTCCTTCAGAAAAAATGAGGATTGACCAATATGGTCATGTAACTATGCCAAATCAACCTGCTTTTCAAGTTTATGGTAATACAAATACAAGCATTTCCTCATTAGCAACTTACACAACAGCTATTTTAAATGTCGAAGTATTTGACCAAAATGGCGATTTTAACACAGGTAATTATAAATTTACAGCACCTGTTACTGGCAAATATCAATTAAATGCAATTGTTAGGTTAGATGATTTACAAAATGATTCTACTTTTTATATAGCACAGATAGGAACATCAAATAAAGAATATAAAGTGATTTTAGATACAGATGTTTTTAGTGCTGATTTACAATATCACACATTTACAATTAGTGTATTAGCAGATATGGATGCAAGTGATACTGCAGAAGTACAAGTCTATCAAAATTCTGGAACTTTAGGAAGTTCTGTAGTAATAGGAAATCCAAATTACACAATTTTTTCAGGCTACTTAGTAGCATAAGCCAAAGTGAAACAACGTAACATAAAGGAGTTATAAAATGGCAAACCATACAAAGACAGTAACATTAACAGATTTACAACAGAAGATTTTATCTAATGATTTGTATAACGACACAGACAATGCAGGAATAGATACTTGGATACAAGGTGCTGTAGATGGCAAGATAAACAACTGTTGGAAAAGATTTCAACAAGAGTGGACTACAAAACTAATGAACGACAGTAGCTTCACAGACCCAATACCATCTAATCAAGCAGACTTTGTTGCACTTGTAACAGCAAGAAGCGACTATCAAAATCGTAAACAACGTGATGATGCCAGTAATATAGGAGAATAAAATGGCAGTAACATATACTTGGTCAATAGTTGATATGGAAAGACAAATAACAATGGGCGATAAGTCTGATGTTATTACACAAATAACATATAAACTAGATGGCACAGAAACAGTAGATGGTACAGAATATACTGGCTCTATAAGTGAAACTGTTAGTGTTGAACTTGGCAGTCAACCATTTCAAGAATTTAGCTCTGTAACAGAAACAGATGCAATACAATGGGTAAAAGATAAGTTAGGTGCAGATGGCATAGCTAATTCTGAGTTAAATGTGTCTAATCAAATAACTGAATCACAAACACCTATAACAGCAATGGGATTATCTTGGTAATTTAGGAGTAATACATGACAAGAGCAAAAGACATATCCAAGATAGTCACTGATGCAGACCTCAGTGGTACTCTTGATGTAACAGGTACAGTGACGGCAGGTGGGCTGACTTTAGCTCCTAGTCAAGTAATTAATTTAAATTCTGGTGCAGATTCTTTTGATGATATATTTCGTAATGACTCAGAAAACGCAACAATTATTAATGCTAGAAATAATGTTAGAATAAATTTAGATTCTAATAGTGATAGCACAAGTGCTGAATTTGTTATTGGGTATAATGGCACAAACACAACTACAGCAAAGGCTTTATCTGTAGGTGAATCAGGTGACATCAGCTTCTACGAAGACACAGGCACAACACCAAAGCTATTTTGGGATGCTAGTGAAGAGGCTTTGGGGATTGGTACAACGACTCCATCAACATTAATACATCTAGAAAGAGGCTCAACTGGTGCTGGTGGTGGTAGTAATGCAGGTATAACTATGACCAACAAGTTTGACTCTCCTGATAATAGTTGGTCAATCACTCCACAAAGAACTGGTGTTAGTAATACAGGATTACAAATAAGAGATGAGACTGATAGCAGAACAGATATGGTGTTTGATGGCTCAGGCAATGTTGGGATTGGTACTAGTAGTCCATCTGATAAACTACATATTAAAGATGCGTCTTCAACAAACGTAATCATAGATGCACCAACAGATAATGCTAGTTTAACTTTGCAATGTGGTTCTTCAGATGCAGGAGCAGAGGGTGCTTTTATAAATTTTATTCAAAATACAACCTCTAAATGGCAAGTGGGTATGAACACTGACAACACATTTAGATGGTATAATTATAATACATCTTCCGAAGCAATGCGTATAGACAGCAGTGGCAATGTTGGTATTGGTACTAGTAGTCCAGATGGTCGTGCAGACATTGCTCAAGACCAAAACACAACCAAGTTTACCGCACCTCACCTTGCCTTAACAGCTACTGGTACAACAGACACAACTGGGTTTACTGGTATATCTTATGCCACCTCTACTTTAACAAACTATGGTTGGACTGTTGGAGCATTAAGAGCAACATCTGGAGCTAATTCTGCTTTTCTTTTTACTCAACACAATGACAGTGCAAGTGGTACAGAACGTATGCGTATCGATGCTAGTGGCAACTTGTTGGTGGGCAAGACGGCTACAGGTGACACGACAGAGGGTTTTGAAGCCCAAGCTAGTGGACGCACGACAATCTGTAGAGATAGCGCACAGCCTTTAAATGTTAGCCGAACAGGCACTGACGGCACACTGATAGCGTTTAAGGCGCAAGGCACAGAAGAAGGTCAAATCACAGTATCTGGCACAACAGTTTCTTACAATGGTGGTCACTTAGCTAGATGGTCAAGATTACTTGATAACAGTAAAGACACAACCATAGTCAAAGGTACAGTAATGACTAACCTTAATGAAATGGTTGAGTGGGGTGACGAAGATAACGAACAGTTAAATAAAATGGCAGTATCTAGTGTTGAGGGTGATGCTAATGTTGCAGGTGTTTTTGTTAACTGGGATGATGATGATGACTGGAATGACATGAACATTGCAATGACTGGTGATATGGTTATCCGTATTGCTCAAGGAATAACAGTCGCAAGAGGTGACTTGCTAATGAGTGCAGGAGATGGCACAGCGAAACCTCAAGGTGACGATATAGTTAGAAGTAAAACAATAGCCAAAGTTACTTCTACAAACGTATCACATACATATGATGATGGCACATATTTAGTGCCTTGTGTGTTGATGGCTTGCTAACTAACAGGAGAATAAAATGGCAGTAACTTGGACAATCGCAAATATGGAAAGAGACTTAGTGCAGGGAGATAACACAGATATTGTGACTATTTTGCACTGGAGAGCATCTGATGAAGACTCAGATGGTAACACAGGGTCAGCTTATGGCACAGTCGGTGTAACACTTGTAGGTACACCAACACCATACGCAGATATCACAGAGACACAAGCTATTGGATGGGCTAAAGATGCACTTGGTGCAGAGCAAGTAACATCAATAGAAGATGGTATAGCTGCTCAGATAGCTGCAAAAGCAAACCCAACAACAGCAAGTGGAGTATCTTGGTAATGACTGAACAAAACAATGTAATCACTATTGATGGTAAAGAGTATAATCAAGAAGATTTATCTCAAGACCAGAACTATTTTATCAATCAGATAAAAGACTTACAGGCTAAAGGTGCAAGTTTAAGATTCCAACTTGACCAAGTAACTGTAGCTCAGAATGCTTTTACAAACTCATTGATACAATCTGTTAAGGGTGAAGAAGAAACTAAAGAAGAAAAAGCTAGTTAAATGGAAATAGATGCAATGTTATTCTGGAACATTATCTTAACAATGGTTGTTGTTCCTTTTGGTTGGGCATTTAATAAAATGTTTCAAGAGGTTAAACGTATACAAATACTTCTTAATAAGACAAGAGAAGAGTATGCACGTAGGGATGATGTGAAGGATGACATGCATGAATTAATGGATGCAATGAAAAGATTAGAAGATAAGTTAGATAAGATACTAATAGGGAGTAGATAATGGCATCTACATATACAAGTAGAATTAGGTTAGAAAAACAAGCAGATGGAGAAAATCCTAACTCTTGGGGTTTGATACTTAATCAAAATGTTATAGACTTAGTTGATGAAGCAGTTGCAGGTTATGAGGTTGTTTCTGTTTCAAGTGTTGCTGTTGCTTTAACAAGTCAAGATGGTTCAAGTGACCAATCAAGAAAGGCAGGTTTAAAAATAGAAGGTACACTAACTGCAGATGTAACTGTTTCTTTTCCTGCACAGGAGAAAACATACTTTGTTCATAATGGTACAACAGGTAATTATAATGTATTATTAAAAGCAGGAGCAGGTACTGCAGTTACTGCTACAAGTCAAGGTTTAAGTATGGCAGTTGCAACAGATGGTACAACTATTAATACTATGAAGTCTGAAGATAATGATTCAAAGATATATAATCCTTTTCTTGTTACCTCAACTTTAACTTCTACTGATACAGTAACACCAAGTGCAGGTAAGTCAATATATCAAAGAGTGGACACAACTGGAGGTGCAGTTACAATTACATTAGCAGTAGGTGATTTATCTATAGGTCAGTATATTATTGTTGATAAAATTGGAGGTAGTGCAGGTATGACTTTAGCTTATCCAGGAAGTTCTCAAGGAATAAGTTTAGGAGATTCTACTGAACTAGCTATGGCAATATATAATGGTACTGCTTTTTCTTTTGTAGAAACAGTTAAAGCATAGGTTTTATATGTCAATACCTTTAATATCTAATTTATCTTTTACTAAAGTTAGTTCAGCAGGAAATTTAAATGATAAAGTACCTGCAACTAGAATTAATTTACCTGTACAATATTTTAAAAATGTAGATAATATATCAGGCAATTTAACTTTAGATGATAATACTGCTCATAAAAAAGTAATATTAGATACACAAGATAAAACTATTATTAATACTTCAGGGTCACCTTTAACTAATGATAATCCAAATACAACTATGGATTTAAAAGGTAGTGGGAATATACAGTCTGAATTAAAGTCACATACTGTAACAGAAGCTGATGATGGATATACAGGAACTACAACTGTTACTGCTTTAAATGATTCATTGGTTATTGTAGATGATTCACATACTTATGAAACAACAGTAGTAGATGATGAAAGGTCTGCAGGAGCAGGGGTTGCATTTGGTGATGGATTAACAACTGTAAGAGACCCTTCTACAAATAGTAATCAAGGTTGGTTAGTTAATGAAACTTATTATACAACTGCATATACATCTCTTATAGGTGGTACATCTATGTCAGGTGCAAATCGTTCTGATTTTGCAATGTCATTTACACATGCTTTCTTAGAAGATGGTACACCTATTAGTGGAGCATTGACAGGTCCTGGAGGACCTAGTAGTTATGATGGTAGAACTGCACCTAACCCTTCAATAAATACAACACACAGTATTGGAGGAAGTACTTATAGATATATGAAATGGGATGATTGTATTGTAGGTGTTAATAATGGTAACTCAGGAGTTTTTGACTTTTATGCTTTTATAGATGTAAATACTGGTAAGTTAGTTTTTGCAATGAACCAAGGTCGTGGAGCATTTAACCAAATTAAAAACGTAGAAATAGTAGGTACTGTTAATGGAAGAAAAATTAGATTTACAAACAACTTATTAATACCTGCATTCTTAACAGGAGATAATCCTTTTACAGATGTGTCAGTTGATTCAAGTGCAACAGTAACTGCAACTAGAGATAGTACTGTAGGTTCATTTGAAATAACTGCATCAATTACAGGTAGTGATGGTGGTGGTCAACCTTATGCACTTGTGTCAGTTAATGATGGTGCAGGTAGCCTTAATACTACAGATTATACAGGAACATTTTCAGTAAGAGCATTTTAAATATGGCTTCAACAGATTCAAAACTAACCAAACTAAATTTTCTTCCTGGATTTCATAAGGAATCTACACAGTATGCAGAAGAAGGTAAATGGTTTGAAGGCAATAGGGTTAGGTTTAGAGAGGGTAAGCCTGAAAATATTAGAGGTTACACTAAACATAATACTGAAAATATAGAAGGTATTGCAAGAGACATACTTACATGGTCTGATAATGATACAAGAAAGCATATTATTGTTGGTACAAATAAAGAAGTTATAGTAGAAAAGGATGCAGTATTATATGATGTAACTCCTATTGTAAGTGTAGTTTCTGCTTCAGATATTTTTACTACAACTAATGGTTCTATTGAAGTTGTAACAAGTATTACAAATCATGGTAGAAGTGCAGGAGATAAATTTATTGTTGAAGGTGCAGATGCAGTGGGTGGTATAACCCTTGTAACACTTACACCTTATACTGTTACTAGTGTAACTGATATTAATGTTTTTACTTTTAATGCTAATACAACTGCAACAGGAACTGCAACAGGTGGTGGTACTGCAGTGTCAGTAGCTTATTTACTTAAAAATGAATTATCAGATAGTATTCAAGGTTTAGGATATGGTGCAGATATTTATAATGCAGGTACATCTACTACAGGAGTAAGAGGTTGGAATGATGCAGCAACTGCTTCAGGTATTACATTCCAAGGCTCTCAGTGGAGTTTTGATAACTGGGGTGAAGATGTTTTAGGATTAAGAAGGGGTGGTAATATTTATTACTATGATGCAGATGTATCTATAAGTCCTGAAAGAATGAAACCTATTACAAGTGCAACTAATGCACCACATGTAACTGCAACGTCTGCACCTACACAGTCTAACTTTATATTAGTTTCACCTAATGATAGACATGCCATATGTTTTGCAACAAATGAATTTGGTACAGGTGACTTTAATAGTATGTTAGTTAGATGGTCTGACCAAGAAGATTTTACTAATTGGACTCCTGCAATTAATACAACTTCAGGTGAAACTGCACTTGCAGATGGTACAGAAATTATAGGTGCAGTAAGAACAAGAAGTGCCATACTTATATGGACTGATAATGCTTTATATAGTATGTCATATATAGGTGGTCGATTTGTATTTTCATTTAATCAATTAGGAACTAACTGTGGATTGATTGCACCTCATGCGGCAATAGACTATGATGGTGTGTCATATTGGATGGGAGATAATAACTTTTATGGTTATGATGGTAGAGTACAAAACTTACCATGCACAGTAAGAAGACACTTGTTTGAAGATTTTAATAATACAAATAAAGATAAAGTTTATGCAGGTATTAATTCTGAGTTTAAAGAAATAATATGGTTGTATCCAAAAGCAAACTCTACTGAACCTAATGCATATATAATATATAATACTGAAGAAAAGACATGGGTATTTGGAGATAGTTTTTATACAACATTTAAAGACAGAACTGTGTATGAAAATACAATTACTACAGGAAAAGTTTCTGCAACTGCTGACACATTTTTATGGGATAATGAACCTGAAGATGTGTACACAGGAGATGGTACTGCATTAAGTTCTTTTCTTGAGTCTTCTTCTTTTGATGTAGGAGAAGGAGATAACTTAATGTTTTTAAATAGAATTATACCTGATTATAAATTTGACTCAGGACAAGAGATTGAAGTATATGTAAAGGTAAAAGAATTTCCTAGTGATACTTTTAAAATTAAAGGACCTTTTACAATAAATGCTAATACTAAGAAAGTAGATTTTAGAGCAAGAGGAAGGCAGGCATCTGTAAAAGTTTCTGCTACTAATGATGGTGCATGGAAATGGGGTTCTGTAAGATTGGCACTACAACCAGATGGTAAAAGATAATGGCTAGTTATCCACAGTTTACTGTATATAGACAGATACAAGATGTCAATGATATGTATGGAGAAATTGTTTCTTGGGGAAATAGATTAACATCTGAGTTAGAATTAAGAGATGACGAAGTAAGAAACCAAGCAGCAATAAGAGTAGAGGTTGTAACAACTGTTACAGAAATAGGTAGACCTCAAGCAGGTGACGTAGCTTTTTCTTCAGGAGAAAGTAAGTTTAAAGGTTATACAGGTTCAACATGGGTGGATTTTCATTAATGGATATACAAAGTTATTTTAATTTAATTAGTAATAGTACATTTGTAGACAATATAAATAAAGGTATTACACAAACTGATGACTACTTTGGAACAAAAACAATTCAGGGTATGGCATTAAACACAGGAATGTTGTATAATAAGAGTAATAAATTAGCTAGTAATATTAGTAACTTCCAATCTAACATGACTCAGGGTCAATCTAATTATATGACACCAAATAAAGCAGGTAAGATAAATGGCATACTTAACCAATAGACAAGCACCTAATAGTGGACTAGCAAACCTTCTTGCAATGAAAGGAAGAATGGGTGATACTGAATTAGTGCATATGTCTAAGCCTGAGATTGACATGATGGAAAGAATGGGCAAGATGACTATGAACCCTATGACAGGTTTACCTGAAGCATTTAGTTTAGAAGAAGAAATATCAGGACTTGCTTCTCTTATAAATATGCCAAGTGCAAAGACTGCAATGAATGACCTTATGGAATTTGGTAAAGAAAAGTTAAAGACTTTGACTATGAAAGAAATAGAAAAGGAAATGCCTAAACAGGACATGATGATGCCACCTATGCCACCACAACAGATGCCAATGCCACCACAGAAACAACAAGGTATTGCAATGTTGGCAGGTGGTGCAAGACCTAAAGATTATTTTGAAGGTCAGGTATATGATGACAGAGGTGATGGTATGTCTGATGATATAGATTTTAAAGTTGAGGGAGACCCTGTAATTAAGGGAGCAAGGTTAAGTGCAGATGAGTATGTATTGCCTGCAGATTTAGTTGCAATGTTAGGTAATGGGTCTTCTGATGCAGGTGCAAAAAAATTAGATAGCTTTACTAAAGAAATGAGAATGAAAGCTTTTGGTACAAGCAAACAACAAAAACCAATTAATGCAACAAAAGAACTAAAGGAAATAGTGTAATGGGATTTTTTGATTCAGATGTAGAATATCAGGGAGCTTATGATTTACCTACTGATTATAAATCAGGCTTGGCAGATATATTAGGTGAAGCTAAAAAATTATATGAAGCAAAAAAAGAAACAGGCTATCAAACTTATGAAGGTCCTAGAATTGCAGGCTTTACTCCTGAAGAACAAGCGGCAATGACAGGCATTGCAGGTTTGGTAGGTACAGGTAGACAATACTTTGACCCTGCAACTCAGTATGCTAAAGGTTTAGGAGAACAGTTTACTGCAGATACTGCTCAGTCATATATGAATCCTTATCAACAGTCAGTAGTAGATGTTGAAAAAAGAAAAGCAAGAGAAGACTTTGAGCAAACTATGCAGGGCATTGGAGCAAAGGCAGTAGGTGCAGGTGGTTATGGTGGTTCAAGACAGGCAGTAGTAGAGGGTGAAGCTATAGGTGACTTAGGTCAAAGGTTAGGTGATATACAGGCAATAGGTCAGAAGCAGGCATTTGACCAAGCTCGACAAGCATTTGAAGCTCAGAAGGCAAGAGAAAGACAGGCAGGTAGTGCATTGGCATCTTTAGGTCAACAAGCACCACAACAGGCTTTAAAAGAGCTTACAGCCTTATCAGGTGTAGGTGAAGCAGGTAGAGGTATGGAACAGTCTAAAATGGATTTAGCTTATAAGGACTTCTTAGAAAGACAAGGTTTTGCAGGTGATGCATTAGAGGAATATAAAAGTAGTTTATATAAATACCCATATCAAGCTTATCAAAAACAAACTCAAGGATTTTCAAAACCAAGTTCATTTCAAAATCTTATGGGTATTGTAAGTGCAGGTGCAAAGGTTGCTCCTTTTTTAGGATTTAAAGAAGGTGGTCATATTGCCTTTAGGTCTCAAGGTGGACTGTCAGGTTTAACTGCTAATTATGAAGATGGAACAGGTGCAAGCACTGTAGGTAGTGGAACATCTTATAAGCAGGGTCTTATGGATAGTTTAAAAAATATGATGAATTTATCTAGTATGAGCAGTGACTTAACTAGATTACAAGAGTTAAGAACTAAAATTGCAGAATCTAAAGCACAAAAAGAAATAGGTAAGAATACTCTTTTAAATGCAATCGGTGAATTTGCACAAGGAGTTGCTTCAAGTTACGACCCAACTAAACCTCAAACAATGGCAGGTTCATTAGCTGCAGGAGCAGGTGCAGTTCAAGAAAGACAAGACCCTGATATTATAAAAGCACAAACAGAAGCAGAAGCTTTAGAAAGTGGTATTAAAACTAAACAGGCAATGGCAGAATTAACTAAAGATTATATAAAAGCTGCTTCAGATTTAGGTACAGATTTTGAAGTTGCAGATTCAAATGATTTAAGAAAAGATGTTGCTTTAAAATTTGGTTATAAATTAAATGAAAATAAAGAAATTGTTAAGGAAGATGGTACACCATTAACACAACAAGCTTCTGATAAAGTTTTTAATATGTATAAGAAAGCATTAGATAAGTATTTAGCTTTTGGTGGAGGTGCTAAAGGAAAACAAAAAGCAGTTGAATTTATAGCAGGACAGTCTAGTTTGCTTACAGGATTAGATGGTGATAATAAAGGTAGTTCTTTAGATGATAAAGAAACACAAGATTATATAAATAAAGTAGAAAAAGAAATAGATTATAAATAATAATGTCAACAGAAGAAAAAAAATTACAAACATTTTTACCTGACCCCTTTTCTCCACTTGGAAGAACTGTAACTGCAGGTATAGGCGAAGCTTTGTCAGATGCTGCAGAAATGGGTAGTGATGCTTTAGAGCTTATCTATGGTAAAAAAAGAGCAGACATTATTGAAGATAAGTTATCTAATGTTGTTAATTTTTTTGATGAAAGTTTAGATAAAACTGAAGTAGGTAAAGCAACTAAGCAAGCTTTACAAAAAAGTTTTTATCCTACAGACTTATCTCCTATGCAAGAAGTAGGAAAGGAAATAGTTTCTTATGTTACTCCATACACAGGTGTAGTAAAAGCATTAAAACCTGTAACTAAAGTAATAAAGAAAGTATCACCTAGATTAGAAAAAGGTGTGAGGTATGGTACTGCAGGTGTTATTGCAGATGTAATTGCTAAAGATGAAAATGAACAGCACTTAAAACCTATAATGGAATTAGTTGGTGCAAAAGGTATTAGTGAAGAAGTAGATGACCTTGTAAATAAATTAGATATAAATCCTGATGATACAGTATCAGAAAGACTACTTAAACAAACTATAGATAGTGCAGGTCTTTCAGTTGCATTAGGTATACCTCTTGCAGTTATATTTAAAGTTTTAAAATATAGTGGTGGAAAAGCATTAGGTAAAGCTAAAGCAATTAAAAATAAAGTTGACACACCTGTAGCAAATACTTCAAATAAAATTGCAAGTGATGTAAAGGTTGTAGAACAAAAGCCAGGTAAGTATTTACAGCAGGGTAAAATAAGTTCTGTTTTAGGAAAAATAAATACAGGACTAGGTAGAATACTTACATCTAAAGGTGCAATGCCTGATGAATTGTTTAAGGCATACATTAAAAGAAAAACATATTCAGAAGCTAAAGAACTGGCAATAAAAAATAATTCTAAAAAATTAGAATCAGTTTTAAAAAACGCATCTAAAGGTTTAAATGATGCTGATAAACAAAAACTATTAGATGATACTAATGAGCTTCTTAAAACTAAACAATTTGTAAAGACAGGTGTAAAAAAATTAGATGGTAAGGTTATTGACCCAGGCACTATTAAAGAAGCTTTAAAATATAGTCAGCTTTCTTCTAGACTTCCAAATGAAATAGTAGATACTGTAACAAAGTTAAGGCAATCTATTGATAAAGAAAGTAAAAACTTAAAAGACTTAATGGGATTAAGTAAGAATAGTAAACTTGGTGCAGTTATAGATGCAAAAACAAGTTTAACAACTACTCCTTCTATTGAACTATATCTAACAAAAACTTATGACTTTTATACTAATCCTGAGTGGGTAAAAAAATTAAATAAGGGTTTAAAAGAAGCTAAGTCTTTTAGGGAAGGTGTTACAGATAATACCCATAATACAGAGGTTATAGATGTTATTAATAATATGAGAACACATCTTATTAAAAATAACAAATCTATTACTGAGAATAATGTTGATGGTATATTAGATAATTTTATAAATGATGTAACTAAAAAGAATAAAAATAGTTCTGGTTTATTTGCAAATATAATGGACTTTACATATGATGGTAAACCTATTAAAGTTTTTACTAAAAGAAAAGACATAGATGAACCTGTTGCAAATTTTTTAGGAGAAGTTAAAGACCCTTATAGAAACTATGTAGAAACAATGCGTAACCTTAATAAGTCTGTTGCAAAGGCACAGTACTTACA